TAATATATTAAAATAAAACATTTTTTCCCCTATTTTAGAAAATCCAAACATTGTGATTGCGCAGAAAAATTTCCCCATGATATCTCCTGGTGACCATTTACTTTCATCACCTGCAAGACTATAATTATAACAATTTCCGAATTTTTCTACTCTATCTCTAGATACATGTAATTGATTAACTTTCATATTTACAATATGGCTTAATTTCCTATCACCTCCTATTGATATTGCTTCACCTGTGTCTCTCATACATAATTCCTTTGCCAGCATTTCAATTAACCATAATTGTGATTTCATTTCCATAGTCATAATATAGATTTCTCTATCCTGAAATGATCTTTGTCCTTTATCAGTGAATTTATGCATATTGAATTTGTTTAATTCGGATGCATGCTTCTTGCACAAATCTAAAGGAGATATTATATTTGGATCTTCTGATATTTTTTCATACAATCGTTCTGCGACTGGTATGGATTGTATATGAATGTAATCTTCAACACAATTTTTAACAGTATCATTTAGACTTAATCCTTTTAATTTTAAATTATATCTCTCGGTGCTATTATTATAAAACTTAGATGTTAAACCTGACATTACTTTATTTTCTATTATAGGATCCATATTTTCTACTAAAACATCATACATGATTTCAATATCTTCTCTCTTCCTTTCAGGGAAAAATTGATAAATTGATTGATTCTTGAAGGAATTAACTAACAATCTATAATCTGATAATGCCCAGCTATTTGGAATCACAGTACACATCATGCTTTCATTTACTAATTTTCTAACTGATTCTCTGATATTTACAGTTTCCAATTTTTTTATACATTTTTTTGTACTTGTGAATGTGTCAATTGCCACAATATCTTTATTGATTTCTTTGATATAAGATTGTCTAGACCGAGAAAATTGCTGATGTCTGGAATTATAATATTGATAGAATGATATGAATAATCTATCAGGGCAAAATGTTGAATTGTCTCCTAGTTTATTACTTTTAAATGGATCCAGATCACAAATATTTTTTGCATTGAAATCCATCATTTTCTTTAAGGCAATTTCTTCATATTTAATAGGTGTATCATATAGTCTGGCCATCTTAGATCCTTTATTATGTGCATTTTTTGGCATTGAATAAATTCCTAACATTACATCATTTAATGCTAATGCATAATCGTCAACAATTGCATTCCTGAAAATTG